TTAAACGAGGTCAATTAATTTATCCACGACTTGTTCTTCAATATCCGGCAAAACGTGACTATATGTGTCCATAGTCTGCTGAAAGGAAGAGTGGCCCAACCGCACCTGCACGACCTTGAAATGAACACCGGCTTTTAGCAATAGCGTTGCGTGGGTATGCCGTAACATATGGAAAGTAAGGTGGAAGCCTGCCAGCTTCCCATATTTATTGGCCGTATGACTGATATATTTTGGATCATATGGACGACCATCGCGCCGGCAGAACAATAACCCGTTATCCTCATAGTCTGATGCGGACATCCTGTTTTTGAGCGTCCACATGATTTGTCGTCTTAAAATGGCCATCGTCTTCGCATCGACGGAAATCGTACGCCGGGAAGCGGCGTTTTTTGTTGTTGGTGATATAACCGGCTTTCTATCGATGAGAAGAACCGTTTGATTGACAGAAATAGTAGATGCTTTTGTATTGACATCACGGATACGCAAGCCAAGTAGCTCAGAGCGCCTAAGGCCAGTGTGTAGGGCCACGTAGTATAGATTATAGTGGCAGGGGTTAGAAATGACGCCTAACAGGCGCTGAGCTTCATCTTTTGATAATGCTGATACCTGCGTTTTCTGCTTTTGCGGTAATTTGACACCACGCATGGGAGATACGGGCAATACTCCATCATTGACAGCCTGATTGAGTCCGATTCGGACAACAGCCAGCGCATACTGTACAGACCGATTACTATATCCGCGATCCAGTAAATCAGCAATCAATTTACGAAACATATGGGGCTGTAAATTGACCAGCTTGATTTTGGCCATGGTTGGCAGCACATACCTGCGCAACTGATATACGTATGATTCATATGTATCTGCCGCCAGCGTCGCTCTGGCGCCTCGTAGCCATATCGACAGCCATTGACCCAGGGTAATATTGTAATCGATGTTAGGCGCGGAATGGAGTGCATTTTTATATTGGTCCCGCCGCTGCTCGGCTTCCTTAATAGTTTTGCCATAAAAGTAATGCCGTTTACCATCAACAGTTAAAGATACCTTATAGCGGCCATCAGGTCGTTTTTTCATTTGTCATCATCACCTTATTATTCACGGCTTGCACACGCCACAAGGCTTATATCCTTCGGCGATGGCTTCATCACGGGATTCAATGGGTACGAAGTTTTCAGGATGCTTGATGGTACGGCAGTCGGTATAGTGGAATTTCATGGAACGGGGATTGCCCAGGTAGTCGGCGGCAAAGGCTGTACCGACTGAGGACAATACGCAGATCATAGCCAGGGCCAGAGTAAGTTTCTTCATCATAGGATTCATCCTTTCTTTTATTTTTTCTTCAGTTGGTTTTTCTTTCATTGTTACCTGGGGATAATTTGTCCCTATGTAGTTACCGAGTTCTGTATATATCTTTTGAATATCTGTTGAAAAACACATATATTTCGCAAGATAAATCATTGCTATTTAGTATCTTGTGGACATCTGTACCTTTTTATACAACATAAAAGGCCTTGCATCTCTAAGGATACAAGGCCTTTTTGCTTTAGGTGTGGGGTTTCACCACAATGTCCTAATTTTAGGTGCGGGTAACCGCTGTGTTTTATATCCTTATGATACATTAGCTTGAATTGGTTGTCAAGGTTGGTTTGTAAATAGTTCGATAATTTTCTTATCAATGCGATTTAGACCATCGTTTGATAGTTTCAGCCCAAACAAGATGTCATATTTATCCGTGGGATCTAAAACACGCATTTTACTTACGGTCCGTATTTGATTAACGACGGCAATGCTACCATGCTTTAAAACCGATAACTTCTTCTTTGTTTTTAACAACAATTGTTCTTTTTGGTTTAAATCATCAAGTTTAGAGAAAAATTCCTTTTTATTTTCTTCACTGTTGATATGGTCAACAGCCTCTTTGAGTAGATTTATTTCCGTCGGAATGGAAATCTTTAATGATTCAAATTTCGCTTGGATTTTGAAGTATAATTCTTCACCAAGATATGCTTCTGATGGATGCAATTTTGACAGGTCTTTGGAATTTTTTAAAGAGGATAGCGGAACTATTACTAGATTAGGGTTACGCCGGTTGCTGTTTTGCAAAACAATACCATAATGCAGGCCTCCAAGCTCTGATCCGAGATTGAAGCCTAGGTTTAAGTTTACAATATTTCCCCGTTTAAAGTCAGGGTAGTATTTTGGATTAAAGGTGGTTTCGTTTTTGATGTAGTTTTTGTAATCACGTAGCCAATAATATAATAAAGCCGCCTTTTTATAGGTGTCTTCACCTGATGACAAATTCGTGAATAATTGTTGAAAATCGCTCAACAGGTTTTGCACCTTTATATCAAGAGATTGTTTATTTTGAATGTCTTTAAGGTCCATAATGAAAATCACCTCTTGTAACAATATATATCAGCAATGGCGAAAACGGATTATTTAGTTATTTGATGATTACAGATTTGCTTTATCGCTTTTCTTTTGTTTGATTCCAGAGAAAATGTAGAAAATAGCGAAAATAATGAACAAGCCGCCCCAAATAGACAAGTCTTTATAGACATCCGAATTGGCGACCCCTAACAGACCGGATAGGCCATAAACAACGCCTGCGACGATGGAGCCCGTTGCGTTTTTGCGGCAGACGATAGCGATGATGCCGGCGATGACGACCATAAAGGCTACGACTAAGCCGACACTGCCACCAGCATCAGAGCTGGCATTGACGGAATTAACGAATCCTGCGGCACAGGACTGGAAAAGAATAATGAAAAACAAAATGAATGAAACAATACCAATGATTAAACGAGCATTTTTCAATTTACTCACTCCTCCATCCGTTCCGCCATATTGCTGATTTTCAAATAGGTAATTGTAGGAAGTTACTTGAGGTTGCTCTGCATTTTACTATCTACAGCACCATCTTTAAAAGATATCTGCAAGAAGCCACCCTTTGGGTTATGCCAATGGAATATCTTTTGATCGCTGTTGAATAGTTTAGTTTCGGAAGAAAGACAGCCGTCAAACCCCAAGATTCCTTTCACATCATCATAGGACATGCCGGTTTGGATTTGGTTGAACTTATCCATCGTAACTTCCTTACCTTTAGGAGCTTTGGATGTTGTGCCCATTATTTGCTTAGACTTTAAAACACCATTTTGGAAATGCAAAGATACATTGATACCCTTTGGGCCGTCCCATTTATATGATGCGGATTTCAGATTTCCTGTATCTGAAGATTGAGTTTGTTGCCCATCACTGCCCATAATGGTTTTAGCTTCATCATAAGAGATACCCATTTGGATGCTCACGAATTTATTGTAGTATTCTTGAGCTTCAGATGCCTTCTGCTCTTGCTTAGGCTGATTATTGCCAGATCCGGAAGTGTTGTTACTCCCGCATCCGCCAACAGAAACGGCGGCCAACATGGCACAAAAGGAAGCGGCTACTAACATTGATTTTTTCATATACATCAGTCCTTTCTAAAATTTTCGCCTCATTTCCACGACCTTGCCAATGATTTGTATAGGAAGGTTTTGGATTTCTTTGTTTGAATAAAATTGAGGGGTATAGATAGCGGCATTATGGCCGATGAGGGTGATGCCGGCCGGGCTTTCTTTTATTTCCTTAACGGTGGCATCGTTACCGTTTACAAGGACGATGGCAATGTCGCCACTATCGACAGTGGATTGTTTCTTGACGATGACGATATCCCCATCACGGAGTGTCGGTTCCATCGAGGCCCCTTTGACCTGGAGCGCAAAATAATCGCCAGTAGCTGCCATTTCCGGCGTGATTTCCTCATAATCAAGAATCTCCTGGACGGCATCAATAGGAACACCAGCGACGACACGACCTAGAACAGGAATTTTAATGCCGTGAATTTTCCCTTTAGACAAAGAGTCCCCGAACAGATCGTCTCGAGACATATTAAATAATGTCATCAGCTCTTTGATAGCCTTATTTCTTGGTACAACACCTGCATTTTCCCAGCGATCTACAGCCTGCTGGCTAACTCCTATCTTTTTTGCTAAAGCTTCTTGCGATAATCCCAGTCTTTCACGGTTCCTTTTTATATTTAAACCGATACTCATTTGACCCCCTCCCAATCGTCATAATCCTATTTTACCTCATTATACTAAAAATATTAGTAAAATAAAAACTAATTTAAATTGTTCCACACTATTGAATACTAATTAAATTAGTGATACAATATGATTACAAAATAAATTAGTTAAAAAGAAAGAAGGTGATGTAAGTGCGTAAAGCATTAATTGCATATCGAGGAGTGCGTAGTCAAGAAACAATGGGGAAGTTATTCGGAGTTTCACAACAAACGTGGAGTGCGTGGGAAGTAGGAAGAGCAACACCGCCGGCTAAAACTATGCAAAAGATTGCCAAAATGAGCAATCAATCAATCGAAACGCTTTTTCCTGACATTTTTAACTAATTTAAATTGTTAAAAGGCAATTAGTACTAAATTGTAAAAAAGAAAAATGGGGAAAAATATAAAGCTAAAAATTATGGCCATCGAGTACTGGATCTACGACACCGGGATGCTCAAGGAGCACATGACGTTTCTGGAATTTCTGCTTTTGACAGGGAGAAACTGAGGTTAAAGGAGATGAGAAAATGAAACATTACAACGAATACGTAGACAGCCGTGGCTGGCATTATCGAGCTATGCCGCTTATCGGCGGTCAACCATACGCACCTTGCTATCAGCGTACACCCGGTGGCGGTTGGCATCGGATGAAACAGATGATGTTGCGCATGACATTGGCCGAATCCAAACAAGATCTTGATGAATATGCGGCCAAGAAAGGCTGGACGGGATTAACGAATTATATGGGAGGAAACCCATAATGGACAGCATGACAACAATTAAGGTACTTCGACAAGAAGTATATGACGCGGCGTACAGGTATTACATGGACCTTCGCCTCAATCCCTCTAAAACGCCAAATACGTACTTCATATATGCCGGAGTAGAAAGACTAGCCAAAAGCATACTTAGAGGGGGGAGCCGCCATACCTATCCGGATATGGCTGATGACTGGCTGGACCATATCGAACAAAAGGCCAAGCAAGACGTATACTGTTTGAATTGGCCGCATTAAGGGCTGGGGATATTATGAGAAAACTAATAATGGAAAATACTCGGGACTGCACTGGAACCATGGTAACGCAGTTCAAGAGCCCGAAAGGTGGAAACCTGACCTTCGTGGACATTCATAATTACCTGGTCCGTACATTTGGTGGCGGTGTATATTTGGCCGTCATAAACGCAAACGACGGAGAGATTGTAGATAAAATCGACGTCATAGACGCGTATGATGCCAGCGACATGGAACGTTTCCTTTGATGTTCAGTTTCATTATAGCGGAAAGGGGATGGATGAACATGAGTAAAAGGTTCGGGATTGAAATAAAAAGAGCCCGTAAAGGTGCAGGCTTCACGCAGGAGCAGGCAGCGGAAGCACTAAATGTTTCCGTGCGAACGTATGCCAAATACGAAGGTGGCGAAATCCTACCGTGCGATGACATGGTAGCAGCCATGATGCAGGTTTTCGATAATCCTTGCCTGGGATATACCTATCTCTCGCAGGAATCGGAAGTCGGCCGGCTGATTCTGCCGAAAATCGGCAAACTGCCAGGCGTTGCGGCCGGAGCCATGCAATACCATATCGCCTTGGCAGAAGCCAGCAGCGACTCGATGAAGCTGGAGAAAATCTGCTGTGACGACAAAATCGACGCATACGAAGCCTTAGCCATACAGCCGCTCATCGACAAGATCTTTGAATTAGCCGGACGAGGATTGACGCTTTGGCTCACATGTCCGAAACGGACACAAAAAAAGAACCGCCCGGCGGCAACCGAACGGCTCTAAAGGAAAAAAGTTGTTACAGACATTATAGCACGACAATTGAAGGAAGGGAAGAAGATGGAACGAAGTCCAATGGAAAAGATGAAGCTGTGCGATCAGCTCACATGGAATCGAAAAGAATTGGCACAGGTAACAGGAAGAAGCCAGGAAATCGTAGATAAGTGGATCTACGAAGGGGCGCCATGCATCAAAGAAGGGCATACCTATGTATTTGAACGGACAAGCATCATTGCCTGGCTTCGTGAACGGGCTATTAATCGTATCGGCATGACCCGAAAGAACGTCTATGACGACGTATTTCCTGGCATCGAACTAGCGTGAACAGGAGGGAAAACGATGAAAAGAGAAAGGCATATTGGACGGTTTTTACTTGCCCTGGCGGTGGCTTGCAGTGTCGGCCTGTATGTAGGCCATTCACTGGGAGAAACCGTGAAAGCCCAGGAAGATGCCCAAGTCCACATCGTGGACCAGGGAGAAACACTGTGGGAAATCGCCAGGCCCATTGCGGATGAACGCGGTATGGATATCCGCGAAGTCATTTACATCATCAGCGTGAACAACAATATTGCTGGAAAGGATGACATTCATCCTGGGCAGCGGTTAGTCATTAATTTTTAAGGAGTGTGATACAGATGACAGTCAGAATGCAGCCTCTACGGGCAACATTTACAAAACTATCGACCAGCTGATTGACTTCTGCCGGCACCGTAAAAAGGATTGTCAAGGATGCCCGATAGCCATTGAATGCAGTAAAATTCGCAACGGCACTAGGCCAGGAGATCTGCTGAAACTAGGAGGAATTGAAAATGCCTGATGGAAAAATAGCCAAGAATAGGCACTTTATCCCTAAGCTGGGAGATAAATATTATTATGTAGGCATCGACGGAAACCCCATTCACAAGGAATTCAGTGAAGAGCTGTTGGATGAAATGAATTGCTACCTGGGGAACTGCTTTAGAAGCCGCGGCGCTGCTGTTGCGGGTTCCGCTGAGATGCTAAAGCGCATCAATGAGGTGGGTAAAACTATTCGCAGGAATGAACTGAGGTGATGCCGGATGAAATGGGTAGATGTAAACGAAGAATTGCCAGTCCCGCAGCGTCGCGTGTTGGTAGCGATGCACGCGGGAACAGAATGGGAATTTAAAGCAGTCGGGGCATTTTGTCAAAACCATTGGATCGTAGACGGGGAAACCCGTCTCGTCCCGATGAAAGAAGTACAGTACTGGGCGCCGATTGCATCAACGCCACGGAGAAAAGTGAGGGACTGAAAAAATTGCTGAAAATATTAGAATTATTCGGCGGAATCGGTAGCCCAAGAGTGGCGTTACGGAATTTGGGAATACCTGTAAAGGCTATCGACTACGTCGAAATAGATGAAAATGCAGTCCGTAGCTATAATGCCATGTTTGCCGATGAATTGCCATATAAAACGCAGGACGTCCGCGGCTGGAATTTAAAGCCCGATATCCTCATCCATGGCAGCCCTTGTCAGGACTTCTCGATTGCCGGTCACCAAAAAGGTGCAGATCCCGGCAGCGGAACCCGGTCATCCCTTATGTGGGAAACATTGAATATCATCAAAAACATGGGACTGTGGCGACCGAGAGTCATCATATGGGAGAACGTGAAGAACGTCCGCAGCCGGTACATGGTACACAATCACGAACGGTACATGGACGAATTGAAAAAGCTTGGATATACGAGCAATTTTAGTGTGTTGGATGCCAGAGATTTCGGCATACCGCAGGCCAGACAGCGAATATTCACGATATCACTGTTAGGCGGACAACGTTTTGACTTTGATGCTCTCCAACGGAAGCCGATGGAGCCAATCAAGAACTACTTGGAAAAAAAGCGTGTGGATGATTTTTATACCGTCAAAGCCCCTAGTATGGTACGAGCAATCGGCAAAACGGGAACTGTAAGACGGCTGCCGATAATCAAGGAGTATTGCTACACGATAACGGAAAGGCCCGATAGAGCGCCTGGAAGCGGGTGCTTACCAATAGGCAATGGCAAATACCGCTACCTGACAGAAAAAGAGTGCTGGCGGTTGCAAGGATACAGCGACGATGACTTTGAAGCAGCCGCCGCGGTAAATTCTCGACGGGCGTTGTATAAACAGGCAGGAAATTCGATTCCTGTACCAATCTTTGAAAGCATCTTCAAGCGGATGCTATAGGAGGATAACATGAAATTTTTTTACAAGCGGGATTATCCACAACCTGGCGAAAAATGGCGACACTTTAAGGGCCACGTCTACAAAATACTTTTTATTGCAGGTGATACCGAAAGGGAAGGCCTCGACATTGTTTATCAGAGTACAGAGGCACCACGCCTCAAGTGGGTACGACCACTCACAATGTTCATGAGCGAAGTTGACCACGAAAAATATCCAGATGTTACGCAGAAATGGCGGTTTGAAAAGGTGGCGGATGCAGATGAATGACGTAAATCATCCCAATCACTACACATGGCGCGGCACAGAATGCACCAAGGCCGTTGAAATCATGACAAGCGGGGCCAGTGGAGCCGATGCAATGTATATCGGGAATATCGTCAAGTACCTGTACCGTTATCCGGCTAAGGGAACGCCGCTAAAAGACCTCATGAAAGCTAAACAATATCTTGATTTTTTGATTACGAACCAGGAAGTCAAGGCAGGCACGAAAAATCATGGAGAAAGACAATGAGAGGAGATAGCTAAGATGAAAACATTTTCGATGTACCAGGCTGAGCGCATGATGTACCGCAAAGCCTACGTTGCCGGTGATTTTGACCCGGTAGTAAAGCTGATGCGGAAAATCACCGGCGATGATGAGTATTATAAGCATTCATACCTGGGCATAAAAAAGGGGAAAGGTAAGAAAAATCATGCATTTTGGTAAATTTACGCCATGGACAGCATGGCATGACGTATTGGATGGAACGGAACATTACGAATTCCGGTTCCCTAATGGCTACGGGGCTTCCGTCATCCGCGGCCCTTACGCCCCTCACGAATGACGTACTAGGTTCCCTGTGGCCGGACGAAGTCACAGCGGCATTACAGAAAATCAGCAGTTGGAAGAAATAGGAAAGAATAGGAAAAATAGGAGGAAATGACATGACGATTATTATTGCAGGCGTGATTATTATTTTAGGGATTTCGTTCGGGATAGGAATCTTATTTAAAAATAACGGAACGATCACACTGACGACATGTGCAGCCGCACTGGTAACATTCGGCATTTTTGTTGCCATGGCAGCCGGCATTGTCTTTGGATATCCGGTATATAAAGTCTGGGAACAGAGCAAGGCCGGAGAAGCAGCATTGGCTAAAGCAACCCAGGACCGTCAAATCAAAGTCCAGGAAGCCGAAGCAGAAATGGAAGCAGCCAGCAAACAGGCCGAAGCAAACCGGATATTAGGGGAAAGTATCCGTCAGTACCCGGAATCCATGGAACAGAAATGGGTCGAAGCCATCGAAAAGACATCGAACCAGGTCATCTACCTGCCGACCGAAGCTTCCGTCCCCATCACAGAAAGCGCCCGTATGGCACAGAAAGCACAGAAATAAGGAGTGAAAAAATTGAACATCATTGGCGTTGACGACAAATATGAAAAGATTCTCTGGTGTGCTATGCGGTATGCGCTGGGACGGAGGACATACCTTACGATGGAAGTCATTGATTACATCAAGAAAGTATTACCAGCGCTGAGTTTGGACACATTGATGATGATGCAGCAGGACATTGAAAACCAACACGACTTTGGTGATGAACTGTATGAAATGCGTTGGATGATGTTGTACGGCAATATCGTCACTGAAATCCAAAAGAAATACGCGGGCAAAAGAAAGGAACAGCCATGAAAAAGCAAGATGCAGACAAATGGTTCCGGCGGATGCAAAACCGCAATGTCCATCACGACATTGTCCAGGAAGCCATTAAGCTGGCAACGAAAGAAATTAACGCGGGACACTGGCACGGATACGCAGAAGAAATATATTACAAAGACGGATTTCCCTGCATCCGCTGGCAGGATGGCCATTGCGCTCATTACAACGTCGTAAAAGGTACTGTATATTGATGTGTCCGTTATGTGGCAAGCCGACTCACAGTTGGATCTATTGCCGAAAATACAAAATGGATATCTGCCAGGACCATTGCGAAGCTTATCCGTGGTTCATGGGTAAGATGTTATGGAATTGTCGCTATTCAGAGAGGAAGGAAAAGAATGAAAATCGCTATTTACAATTTAAAAGGGGGCGTCGGCAAGACCGTAACAACGGCAAATCTGGCCCACCTTTACGCTACACAACGAACGTATCACGTTCCGGGAAGTCATCGCGGCCAGGCACCGCAAGTGCTGATGATTGACTGCGACCCACAAGGGAATCTGACACAGTTTTATAAACGCTACAATCAGACATCTCCATGCGGGATGCGGGAAAAAGAAATCATCGGAACGGACTGGCCGTTCCTGTCGCTCATGCCTGGAAACATGGATTTGTATGAACTGGAACGCAGCTATTACGAAAGCAAGACCGTAGACGCCTTGGACAATCTGGATAAGGGCTATGATGTCGTCCTTATCGACTGCCCGCCAGCGCTGAATATGTTAACCATCAATGCCTTGAGTATCGCTGATTATATCGTTATCCCAGTACGGTTGGATGCTTTTTCCAGCCAGGGACTGGTAGAACTCGACACCCAGCTACAAGACGTCCTGCAAATCAATCCGGGGCTTCAACTGCTGGGCGTGCTCATCACGCACGATGAAAGGACTACGCTGAGTGATGAAGCGGAACGACTGCTAAGGGCTAAATTTCCAGTATTTGATACGAAAATCAGCCGGAGCCGCTGGATCATTGATAGTACCTTGATGTGCAAGCCGCTGGCCGAATTGAGCATGACCCTTAAACCCTCATGGCAATATCGAAAATTAGCCAATGAAATCATAAAGAAGGTGAAACAATGAGCTTAATGGAAAATATGGGCCTCGTCAACAAAGACAAAGACCGGACGATCAAGCAGATTCCGGTCAACTTGCTCGTAGAGAACCCGGATAACTTCTATATCGTCGGCGATGTAGAAGAATTGAAGAACTCGATTATCGCCGCCGGCGGCGTCCGTCAGAACTTGATTGTCGAACCGATGAAAGACGGACGGTACATGATTGTATCCGGCCATCGCCGGTGCAAGGCCGTCAAAGAGCTGCTGAAAGAGCAGACTGTGGGGATTCCCGATACCGTACCTTGTGAAATTTCTACGGACCACTACGGAAATCAACTGCTGCTTATCGATACGAACAGCACGTCCCGGGACTTGACTGCCTGGGAACGGGTCGAGCAGTATAAACAGCTCAACAGCCTGTTCAAGTACGGCGTCATGACGAATCAAATCAACGGGCGCAAGCGCGACGCAATTGCCAAGACGCTGCATGAAAGCACGACCAATATCGCCCGATACTCAGCCATTTCCAACAACCTGCGGAAATATTACGCCGACTGGATGAAATCGGGAAAATTAGGCATTTCTGCGGCTTATGAACTATCTAAATTAACGCCGGACCGGCAGAAAGATTTCTATGAACAGCATATGGATGACGATGAAATTACCCTGAAATCCATCGAAGAATTCATCCATCCAGTGACAGAAGAAGCGCCGGCCCAGGAAGCGGCCGTACAGGAAGAAATAACTGTGCAGGAAGAAAGACCGGAAGCGGACGAAGAAGATACGGAAGATATTTCTGACGATGATGAAGCGGAAGACATCGAAGAAGTACCAGAAGAAGCGGCCCAGGAAGAAACGCCAACAAAAGATAAACCCATCACATCAGAAGAATACATGGAACTGCAAAAAGAATATAAGAAGGTCATGAGAGATATCATGGATAAACATCGGCTTATAGATAATTATGTAGAACTGGAAAAGAATGGCTCGTACACCCAGATACAAATGATACACAACATGCAGTGGGCCGCCAGCAGTATGTGTAAGCAGTTGGACTACCTGCTGGAGCTGGTTGATAAGATGAAGGCGGTGAGAGGACATGCAGAAAAGTAAGAAAAGAAACTTGGAAATCGGAAGCAATGCCGGTGAAACAACAACGGCAACACTCGTATTCATGGCTCTTCATGACGACTATGGCTTCGGCCAAAAACGTCTGGAACGAATCAAAATGAAATGCAATGAATACAACAGGCAGGAAATAAAAGATGATCCTACATTCGAAGGGACGGCCTTCATTGCGATGAGACAGAAAATGGAGGCGTTAGGAGTCAGCGAACGACTGGAACGGGACTTTATCAATTGGATCATATCCGGAGTGGGCTTGAATGGGCGCTATCAGCGGACGTCGGCGATGGCCAGCGTCGAAGCATCGTACATTCACCTGTTCCTGGCCATTCACGAATTGTTCGGTTTCGGGGCGCAGCGTCTCAAAGCCATTCAGCAGAAAATCAAATTCTATGCCGGCTGTATCCGCGAAGGAGAGCCGGGGATTGAAGAATTTATGAAATGTATGGCCGTCGAATGTGGTCAGGTATATCCGGGGCTGATTGCCTGCGAAGAAAAGTACGGAGAAGTAAAGATTTATGGATAAGGGGTGGAAATATGATTTGTCCTTGCTGTGGCCGGGAATTCCAGGCCAAGGGAAATGGAAAGTATTGCGAATCATGCCGGCATCGCATCCTAGATGAATATACCAAGTGGCGGCGCATGAAGACGAGAAAGAAACTGAAGAAGTGTATCGTATGTAGACGGCCGCTGGAACACTACACATCGCCATATGTGTGCAGCCGTGAATGTGGAAATATTGCCAAGAATATCTTGCATACAGAAAAGCAGCGGCTGTCACGGCAGGCAAATAAGCAATGGAAAGAAAAGATGTGCTATGGGAATGGGAAGGAACAGCCCGTACCCCGGCGCAAACTCAAGAAGCCGTTATCGCCGTTGGGGCTCGATATTGAGCAGGCGAAACTTCACCACATGGACTATCCGACATGGATGAACAGCAAAGAACGGAAGGAATGGAAAGCACAATGCACGTAACAGATTATGAACTCAGGGCTATAGTATGGCGGGGTATGATTATCATCAGTCTTTTATTTTGGGGCGGATTTATTTATATTCTGGCCCACATCTTAAATTAAAAATGGACAATGGAAACGTTCATTTCGAGCGTCTCCATTTTTCCATATATATGTATATAAAGGAAGTGATGGGCCACAGGCCCATTGGGGCTTGTAGTAGGCGTTATATTTAGTGCCACCTGGAAAGGAAGTGAGACCATGGGGTTTGTTCGTAATGTGAAATATTTCTGCGGAAAAAGATATTTTGAAACGGATTTGTTTGAAGTTCCCGATATGGGGAAACGTGGAAAGAAGATGAGAGAAAAGAAAGTCAACCTGTCTTCGCCGGATCAAGTACGCCGAAATAAAAAGAAGGCATTGCGAACATTCTGCCAGAAAGTAAAAACGAATTTCACGGGAGACGATGTTTATTTGACATTGACCTATGACACGCTGCACAAACGGGACAACGTAAAGAATGCCAAGAAAGACTTCCATAATTTCATCAAGCGCGTGAACCGTCGGCGTAAAAAAGCGGGGCTTCCCTCGGTAAAGTATATGGGAGCCATCGAACGAAAGGGGACGAATATTCATTTTCACCTGATTATTAGCGGAGGCCTGGACCGTAATGAGCTGGAAGACGTTTGGGGCAATGGCCTGAGCAATGCCAGCCGGTTGCGGATAGACGATGCGGAATTGATGCAGCGGCTCTGCCAATACATCATGAAGGAAGCCCGCAACAAAGAGAAATTTGAGAACACATATATTTGTTCTCGAAATCTGGAAAACCCGAAGGTCACGAAAACAGACTGGGCGTTTACGCATCGCAAGCTGGAAGAACTGGCCGGACAGACCGAATGCCGGGACGTATGGGAGAAATTATATCCTGGCTATGAATTCATCGAAGCCAGCAGTACGTTCAATGAATTGACGGGCTGGCATATCACGGTAAAAATGACGAGGAGGGATAGCGACGTATATTGCAAAAACGAAAAGGGTACGCCTCCGGGGAGTCAAGCTAAAACGGCTCAACGACAGCGTACACGAAAGAGACGGGTATAAGTGCATCGTCTGCGGGAGATACATCGACGACGGGGAAAAGATGCACCATGAGCCGTGCGGGATTTATAAATCAGACGAAATCAACAAAACCGTCACGCTTTGTGAGCGATGCCATTACGAACGCCATCACGGGGCCAGGGCGGCAGAAATACGAACGAAGTGCGTTGCCTACTTACGAACCATTTACGGGGATGCAGGCGCGCGCAAGGAATAGGAGGTGAGACGATGGAAGTGCATATCAGCATTACCGGGGACGACGAATCCGTGAAAAAAGTTCTGGACATTTTGACGGGCGGCCGCATCCTGGACAATCTGGAAACGACAGTGAAGCCCAAGAAACATCCAGGACGACCGAAGAAGAAAGTAGAGGAAGACATTGACATGAACGAAGTATCGGAAAAGATTTTCGGAAAGTAGGCGAGGCGAATGAACAGTGAACACTACCAAGACCCGACAGCGGAAAAAGCGATTAGCCGGGTTGAGAAGAAGCGGCAGGAGAAGCGGAGGAACCGCAGGTATCGTATACGCCGGATGCTATTGAAGCAGGCGCTGGAAGAGATTGCGACTATCTGCGGATTCAAGGTGCACATTACGTTCATCGAAAGCAAGGTGAAGTTATGATCATCAGCAAGATTCACGTGCGCAGTAATGTTGTCCGAATCGGATACCTCGAAAACGAAAAAGAAGTGCCGCGGGAATATGTACTGAAAAGCAAAGAACTGGCCCGGCCAGAATTATATAAGGCCATGGAGCATATTTTTCCCGTCATGGCCAATGTGGATACCTGCTTTGCCGCGGTATGCGATGGGGTGATTGAAGACATCGTAATTAAATACAATCGGGACAACAGCATCAACAATTACGTTTTATCGGGAGCGATGCATGGCGATGATGAATTAGTCGCTACATTCAAGACGGAAAAGATTTATGCTAAAAGCTGGATGGAGCTGGACAATGCCGTGCGAAGCGCCATGAAGGAAGCGGAATTATTCATCCAGGGAAAGCGGGCGCAGATGACGCTGGACATTGAAGCGGAAATGCCGGCACCGAAATTGGAGGGAGGGGTAGCGTGACAAGCACAGAGTATCTCAAACTGGTCTATGAGTCGGAAGAAAAAGCCAACATGCTGCTGAAAGAAATCAGTCAGATCCAACACGACTTGCTGGCATTGAATGCCATTGATTATGAAAAGCCGCGAGTCAGCGGCGGGAACGGGCGGAATGCGATGGAAGACCGGATTATCGGGTTTCTGGATAAGCGCGACAAAATGTTACGTGAATACCTTCAGACCGTAAACCGCCCGTGGGAATTCAAGAAGCTCGTCGAATGTATGGACGATGAGCGGATGCAGGCGATAATGAAGCGGCATTATTTGTGGCACGAAACCTGGGAAAAAGCCTGCGAAGGAATCTGCTCAGACAGCTGGCTTCGGCGCAAGGAAAACGGACTGCGTGCCCAGGCGCTGGAAGAATTCGACAAAATCTTCAAAAAAAATAAAATTAGTTCATGCTAGTTCATGGTAGTTCAGGTTGGACCTGTGGTATAGTGTATATGTGAAGCAATGGGAATGGCATAGAGCACATGATTGTTTTCACCCCTCAAGAATAGATAGACACGCAAGGAGCAGCACCCCGTCCACATAGACGGGGTGTTGTACTACCCGGACAGCAGTCATGCGCCACGGGTCAATGCACAGGATGTACCTTGCCTGTATGCTGTGCGCATTGGAGACGCTGGATACAAAACAGAAAGGTTTTGCGAAGGTTTCTGGTCAACTTGAGGAAAATAAGATTTTTGATTCGATGAGTCCGGAAATTTTTATTTCTGGATTTTTTTTGACTAGGTTCTTCTGGGTTAACAAAAGCCTTGCGCGACCGCGGCGCCCGAAAGAAAACTAGATTTTAGTAAAATTCAGCCCTTAATTTATATTTTCAAATGGTTTTAGTGAAGCGGGGTATGATTTATTTATATAGCTCATGCGTCCGCATAAACAAATCAAAATGTTAAGTCAGAGAGGAGGGAGGGCGTCATGAAAGTACGCGGGAAAGCCCGTGAAATCACGGTTACTCAGCGTTCGCTGGCCGACGCAATCGGCTTAACCCCTCCTAGAATCTCTCAGTTAATCCAGGAAGGCATCGTCATTCGCGATGAAAAAGACAAGAGTGGCGGCGTCTTTTTGGTACAATCCATCCTCAATTACAAAGACGCCACCAAAGGAAGCGGCGGCGATGAAGACATAGACTATATGACCGAAAAAGCCCGGCATGAAAAGACGAAGCGGGAAATCGCTGAATTACGCCTGGCCAAGATGGAACACCGTGTATACAGTGCCAAAACGGTCGAATTAGTTATGACAGAAATGTTGTCTAACTTGAGGACGCAACTGTTGGGACTGCCGACAAAACTGGCGCCACAACTGGAAGGGAAAACCAAAGAAGAAATTTACGCCAGATTGACGAAAGAATTGGAAGAAAAGCTATCTGAGCTGAGTGAATACAGTCCGGATCTCTTCACCGATGAAGAAGTAGAAGAGGAGGACGAGCCATGAAGTCAGCGAAAGAATTGTGGCAATATATTTCCCGACACGGCTTGAAACCGCTGCCGAAGACGTCTGTCAGCGAATGGGCGGATACATACCGCTATTTGTCGGCCGGCGTTTCGTCAGAGCCGGGCAAATGGCGGACGGAACGGGCCGAGTACCAACGGGCCATCATGGATGCCTTCACAGAACCCGGCGTACATCGCGTCGTCGTCAAGTCAGCGGCGCAGATCGGTAAATCAGACATCATGAACAACGTCATCGGGCGCTTTGCCCACCTGGACCCGGCTTCCATCATGATGATACAGCCGACAGTAGACATGGCCCAGGATTATTCCAAATCACGTATTGCTCCCATGATCCGCGACACGCCCGTATTGAGTTCGTTGTTCTACGATGTGAAGCGGGCCGGGGATAAGACGGCTAAAACCAGGGATGGAAATAATACGATTCTGTCGAAATTCTTCCCAGGCGGCCGACTGGTCATGTGTGGAGCTAACAGCCCAGCCGGACTGGCCAGCCGTCCGATACGGATTCTGCTGGCCGACGAGGTGGACCGATTTCCCGATTCGGCTGGAACCGAAGGCGACCCGGTAGACCTGGCAGCCAAACGAATGACGACTTTCTGGAATCGGGTCATGGGGCTGTTTTCGACGCCGACAACCGAGGGAAGCAGCCGGATTGATGCGGAATACATCGCCGGCACGCAGGAAGAATGGCAGCATCAATGCCCTAATTGCGGGGAATGGCATCTGCTCCGGTATCTCGACATGGAAACCGATGCAGAGACATACAAAGATGACCGGGGCGAACGGCATGCTATTGTACATCACGTAAAATGGAGATGCCCGGCATGTGGCTATGAATTCACGGAACGGCAAATGAAGAACGCTGTTCAAGGCTATCGAGCACAGAATCCAAAGGCCCGGTCGAATGGTATCCGTTCCTTTTTCATCAATGCTTTCACTTCTCCCTGGACCAGCTGGAATGAAATCATGCGGGAATGGCTGGAAGCCAAAGGAGACCCGACGCGCGAACAGGTTGTGGTCAACACGCGGTTCGGCGAAAGCTATCGACAGCCAGGGGCGTTCGATGACGAAACGATTTTCGTCAGGCGCCGCGAATCGTATGGAGCGGAGTTGCCCGATGGCGTGCTGTTATTGACAGCAGCCGTCGATACCCAGGACAACCGACTGGAATATGAAGTATGTGGTTGGGGAGCCGGTGAAGAGTCGTGGGGTATCCGCAAGGGCGTTATTTTAGGTCGTCCAGACCAGGAATCAACCTGGGAAGAATTGGACACCATTCTCGAACACGTGTACCGGTTCAAAAACGGAACCGGGCTGAAAATCGTCCGTACCTTCATCGACTCTGGCGGCCATTATACCGGCCATGTCTATCGCTATTGTGAAGCGAATTTCACAAAACAGCGGTTCGCTATCAAAGGTTACAGCAACATGCCGGGCATACCGTTGAACTATAAAATTGGGAAGGCATCGGGGACACCGATACCGCTGGTCATCCTCGGCGTAGACGATGGCAAACAGCAGGTCATGAACCGCCTGGCCATCAAAGCCACAGGGCCTCAATACATGCATTTCCCGTTGAATGAAAACAGCGACGGCCTGGATAACCGGGGATATGACGAACTCTATTTCAAGGGACTTATTTCTGAACATAAGACGAAAGTCAAAAAAAAACGGAGTTATCCGTGAGGTATGGCAGACGACAACAGGTGTCCGAAACGAACCTCTAGATCTTCGAGTCTACAACCTGGGATGCATGTTGTCGGTCAATCCGCAATGGGATGAACTGCAAACTATCATGAAACAGCCGGCACAGGAAGCGGTTGTCAGAAAAGAACCACCTAAGCCCGCAAGGAAAAGACGGGTCAGCAAACAGACGAACATTTGGTAGGAGGAACCATGAGTAAACTGCAAAATGAACGACTGGCCCGGTATGTAGAAGCCGAGAAGGCCGTTTTGATGGGACAGTCGTATACCATCGGGAACCGGACCCTGACAAGGGCGGACTTGTCCAGCATCCGCGTCGCCATCGACAACTTGATTGCCAGTGGGGCGACGCTGGATGACAGTGAAACGCCAGGGAAAGGGCGCGGGAAGCGCATTGTATTTTTCGATTAAGGAGGGCCGACCATGGCAAAACGAAATAAACGGTCACGACAAAAGGCGCGGACGCCGACAATCCAGAACAGCGGTTATTCAAACGGCGGGGCTTCGCACGAAAGCAATATTCTAAAAGCCTACAATCCGCGAAAATATTCCGCAAAATCAGACGTAAACGCCAATCTGTATACGTTGCGCAACCGCAGTGCCGACCAATCTATCAATACGCCCATTGGGGCAGCGGCTATCATGACCAGTTCACTGCATACGATTGGGGCGGGGTTGCATCTGTTTCCGCGTCCCAAGTACAAGCTGTTAGGCATGACGGCCGACGAATCACGGGAATGGTCACGCCATGTAGCCCAGGAATTCGACCTGTGGGCCAGCTCGACACAGTGCGATCTGACGAGGCGCAATAATTTTTACGACATGCAGGACATCAACTACACGGGCTATCTCGTGGATGGAGATGCCTTTTGCCTGTTCAAACGCCGGCCGCCGACAGCGGATATGCCGTACAGCTTGCGCCTTCAACTCCTAGAAGGAAACCGGATAAGCAATCCCTATGGCCGGGACTACTATGGTATTACCGGGCCGTATGCCGTCGAAATGACGGCGCCCACACCGGGGAACAAAATCATATCCGGCGTAGAAATCGACCCGGATGGAGCCGTCGCCGCCTATTGGGTATCGAACAAAGTACCTGGCGACCCGGTAGATATAGGGACGATTGCCACCTGGACCCGCGTCAAAGCATGGGGCGACATTTGCGGCATGCCAAACATCATACAGACCAGCAATGACCAGCGGCCGGAACAATATCGGGGAGCGCCGTATTTATCCCCTGTCATTGAGACGTTGAAACAAGTCAGCCGTTACACGACAGCCGAGCTGACAGCTGCCATTGTAAAGTCTTTTTTCTCGCTGTTTTTCACAGAGTCCCAGACATCTGGCGGCACGCTGAATGACTTCATCGGCAAAACCATTGACCCCCAGGGCGGGCCCGTCATCGACCCGGACGAATACGCATTAGGGCCTGGAACCATCAATGCCCTGCCCCGTGGGGTCGATGTCAAAAGCGTCGATGCGTCGCGCAGCATGTCAACGTTTGACGCCTTCACGACGAAGCTGTTGGAAATGGTCGGCAGCGCCATCGGCCAGCCTTACGAAGTCCTGATGAAGCATTTCACGTCGTCCTATTCGGCCTCCCGTGCCGCCATGCTACAGGCGTGGGAAGAATATAAGCGCCGGCGCATCTGGTTCGCCCGCGATTTCTGCCAGCCTGTCTATGAAATGTGGCTGGCCGAAGCCATTGCCATCGGCCGCGTCAAAGCACCGGGATTCTTCACGGATCCATTAATTCGGAAATGTTGGTGCAATGCCGATTGGTATGGACCGACCATGACGATACTTGACCCGGTAAAAGACGTCAATGGCAGTGCCTTGCGGACGACATACGGTTTGAGCACACGCGAACGAGAAGCGGCCGAACTGACAGGCACGGACCTGGAAGAAAACCTGGAACAGCTGGCATACGAACAGAAGATGATTGAAAGATACGGCCTGACTATCGGAAGCCCGGAAGTGCTGGCCGACAAAGGAGAGACAACCCATGAAGAGTAAAAGATTTTGGCGTTTCGTCAATGAAGCGGGCGATGACAATGCAGAACTGCTGCTGTATGGCGCCATCGCTTCGCAGTCATGGTACGACGATGACGTTACGCCGCGCCAGTTCAACGACGATTTGAAAGAATGTGGCGGCAAGAATCTGACAGTACGTATCAACAGTCCCGGTGGCGACGTATTCGCGGCCCAGGCCATTTATACGATGCTCAAAGGCTACAGCGGCAAGAAGACCATGCACATCGACGGGATGTGTGCCAGTGCGGCCACTATCATCGCTTGTGCTGGCGACAACGTCGAAATGCCGCGGAATGCACTGTATATGATTCACAACCCGGCATCTTTTCTCATCGGCGGCTACGATGAACAGGGCCTGGCCAAATTGCAGAAAGCATTGGCATCGACGAAAGAAACGATTTTGAACGTCTATGAGGAACGATGTCATAAGACAACGGATGAATTGGCACAGATGATGGACGATGAAACGTGGATGACGGCCGACCAGGCCCTGGAAAATGGTTTTATCGACGCCATCGACGAAGACTATCAGGTCACGGCCAGCCTGAATGACAATATGCTGATTGTCAATAATATTTCCTGCCCGTGTCACATGAAGAACCGGGCACAGCTTGAAAAGATCATCAACAAAGGAGAAAAAAACATGGATGATAAAACCTTAGCCAGCAAACTGGCAGCCTTATTGGGTTTGAACCCGCAGAACGCGAACAAGGATGCGGATGAATCGAAGCGAATCGCCGAATTGAAGGCATTGAAAAACGGGAACGTATACACCGATGCCATGATTGACCGGGCTATCAGCGACGGTCGGACAGCGGATGATGTAGCTCCTTATATCGAAGCCGCCGCCGGCGTACAGTCGCCGAGTGACCAGGCATTGGCAAGCGTGCGCACCATGATTATGGAACAGATGCAGTCCGGATCTGAACAGGTAACGCCTGTGCCCAAAACAGGGATGCCGCAGGACCAGACAGCCGTAAAGAAAGCTCAGGACATTGAAGACGTAGTCAATGCAGCGAATAGATTGAGAGGTGCAAAATAATGGCAATCAGAGAAGTCATCGACATTAAACACGACCAGCTTATCGGCGGGCCGGAAATTCCGATTTTGCTCAAGAACGTCACATTAACGGCTGGGACAGCCATGAAACGCGGCACGCTGATGACCGTTACCGGGACAGCCGCTATGGCTACGGCTAAAGCCGCTGTTGCCAATGCTATTTTGAGTTGCGACGTGGATGATAAAGCCACCATTGCGACGGTCTATGTTTCCGGCCGATTCCATCGCGAATACCTCATTGCCGCCAGCGAAGATACGATTGACGCCCATGAAGACGAATTGCGAAATGCCGGTATTTTCTTGACATCTGTACACTAGGAGGAACTGAATATGGCTATTGAATTGAGAGATACTGTATCTTTGATGCAGGCAATGGAACGGATTACGCCGCCGGCATCTTTTTTGCTTGATACCTTTTTCCCGCTTGTACCGGCGACAGCCGTTACGACCAAGATTGCCGTAGAATACCGCAAGCGTGGCCGTCAGCTGGCCCCCTTTGTCGTTCGTGGCGCAAAAGGAGCGAGCCTGAAAGACACGGGCTCTAAAATCGCTATCTACCAGCCGCCGATGATGGGGCCGAGTAAGGTAGTAGATCCGGAAGAATTATCGGAACGCGGCTTCGGCGAAAACATCTACAGCACGACGACACCGGCCCAGCGCGCAGCCATCAAGCAGGCTGAAGATATGGTGGATTTGCAGAACGCAATCATAAACCGCAAAGCGAAGATGGCGGCGGATATCTTGCAGACTGGTAAATGCGACATCGAAGGTTATGCCGATGACGGTAAGACGGTGTTGATTGACACCATTGCGTTTGACTTTGACCATAAAGTCACGCCGACGACAACTTGGGATAAAGCCGGCGCGACGATTTACAGCGACATCAAGAACGCTTCGGAACTCATCCAGGAAGACGCCGGTATCGTCCCGACCATGATGATTTGTGGGAAAAACATCGCAGATTATTTGCTGAGCAATGACCAGATCATGAAATGGATGATGGTTCCGACGGCGGACAATCTGTCCCTCATGGGCTTCCAGCCGCAGATCATCAGTCCGCAGATTACTCACGTCGGGCGCATCAAATCGCTGAACCTCGACGTCTATACCTATGCAGAAACGTACACCGACGATGCCGGGAAATCGCAGTATTTCATCGACCCCGATACGGCCATCATCGCCATTCCGGGCCGCGGCAGTCAGCTCCACGGCGCCTGCACCCTGCTCAATGATGCCGGCACGGCCTACGAAACCTTCGTTGCACCGTATGTGCCGTACTATAACGGCAACAAGGATACGCAGGTATTGAGCTTCTACATGTACTGCCGTTGTGTCCTGGCTCCGCAGTTTGTCGACGATTGGGCCGTCATCAAAGCGAAATAGGAGGGATGACCATGAAGTTAGTCGTTACATACGGCTGCGTTTCCATGGGCAAGCACTTATATCGGACTGGTGAATCGTTCGAGTTGCCGGACGATGAAGCGGAAAAACTCATGGAACGGGCCGATGAACAAGTTGTTGCCTTGGTTGGGGACAAAGTGGCCCTGGCTAATGAGCCAGAGACGGAAGAATCGCCGGCAGACGAACCGGGGATGGAACTGCCCCAGGCCGATGCCGCCGCAGCCGTCCAAAAATGAGCACGTTCAAAGAAATGGTAGCTTCGGACATTCCGGCTTTTCTCAATGCTGATGAATTTGCCGAAACACATGAGCTGAATGGCAAGAAGTATACATGCATCGTGCAGAGTCCCAAAGAAGAAGCTATGTTCCAGACACAGGAAATCTATTCCGGCTTCGAGGGAACCCATGGCCAGGTCATCATCATCCATATCGCTAAAGACGATTACCGAGAAGTCCCAGCGGAAGGAGAAAGCTTTACTGTCGATGGCGATTACTGCCTGGTAGATAACGTCATCGACGACATGGGTATCCTGACGATGACCCTGCACAAGAATCACTAGGAGGGCCTATGAGCGTAGAAATCGACATCCAGGGAGATAAAAAAATAATGGATGCCCTGTCCACTCTGAGCGACAAAGAAATCGCCAGGGCAGCCGTAGCGGCCGGGAAGCGGGCAGCCACAGCGGCACGACAGGCCGGAACGAAGGGAATCCGAAGCATTTATACCATGAAGGCCGGGGATTTGAAAGCCAAGGCGCAGATCCGGGCTGATGAGGACGGGGCTACCATCCTTGTCAAAGGGGCGCCCGAGGCAATCCATAAATACCAGGCCAAGAAGCGGCGGGACGGCGTCTTCGTATCTGTAAAGCGAGGGAAAATGACGCATGTCCCCCGCGGCTTTAGCCTGGGCGGGGCATTCGTCGCCCGTAAGGGCAAGGAAAGATACCCGCTGAAAGGCATCTATGGGCCAGCCGTGCCGCAGTTATTCGGCAATCCCGATGTACTGAGCGTCATGATGGACCGTGGCAGTGATGTCTTTGAAGAACGATTGGAACATGAAATCGAATACAGATTAGGGAAGTGATGCGATGACCCCATTGGAATGTGCGGAAGGTATCGCGGAATTCTTGAAAGAAAAATTCACGGCTTACCAGGAATATTGTGAAGGCCGGCCAGAAAATATCTTTTCGAGTATCGATACGGATGTAAATGTATATGCCGGATTCCTGCCCCGGGCGAATAACCGGGCAGACCAAAAGAAACTTTGTCCGGCCGTCGTGATACGGCCAGAAGCTACGACAGACGACCGGGATAAATCAGTTACATCTATCGTCATCTACGCGACCATTTACGATGAAGATATGACCTATGGAGCTCATATGTTGTTCCATTTCCTCGAATTCATCCGCTATCACCTGCTGGCCAACAATCCCATTGCCAAGAAATGGTTCATTGATATAGATGACGGGAATATCAAGACGACGATTCCCGATGACCAGCCGTTCCCACAATGGGTAGGTGTCATTGAGTTCGACGTATTCATTCCGCAGCCACGTCAAACTCATTGGGAGGTTTTAGGAGGCAGATACGATGAGTGAAAACAGCGGGCCGGTCATCTACGTCGGCCCAGCCTATAAAGACACGGAAATCCACACGAATCAGATTTTCGCAGACGGGATTCCTGCAAAATATAAGGACGACCCGGTATATAAGCATCTGTTCGTCACAGCGGGCGAATTGGATGCGGCACAAAAAGAAGTTAAATCTACAGGCTCGTTGAGAAACATCATGTATAAACGGGCCATGGCATTACACGGAGGTAAGTAAAATGGCATTTTTCCACGGCGTAAAAGCAAGCGAAGTCCCGACCTCGATTGTGGCGACTGTCGCCGCTGATTCCGGCTTGCCGGTTGTCTTCGGGACGGCGCCTGTCCATCTGACAGAAGACCCGACGGCCTATGTCAATAAACCCGTCATCTGCTACAGCTGGAAGGAAGCGACGCAGAATTTGGGGTATCATCCCGACTGGGATAAGTACACGCTCTGCGAAGCGATGTATACCGAATTCAAACTGTACAATGTAAAGCCCATTGTATTTGTCAATGTATTGGACCCGACCAAACATAAAGTGTCCGTTTCGGACACGGCCAAGACAGTTACGAAGAAACAGGTCATCCTTACAGACCCGGTCTTATTGCATACGCTGACCGTCAAGGGCAGTGCAGACGGGTCCGCAGCCACCTTGGATACGGACTATACGGCGGCATATGACGATGATGGTCAGCTCATCATTACACTCTTGGATGATGGTGCACTGGCCTCCGTATCGAGCATCCATGTTGCTTATGACAAATTAGATCCGACGGCTGTCAAAGATGACGACATCATCGGCGGCATGTCCACGGATGGCAAAAACAAAGGGCTGGAACTCATCGACGATATTTATTTCCAGATTGGCAAAGTTCCGGGCCTGCTGGCAGCACCGGGCTGGTCTGAAAAGCCGGCCATTGCCGCTGTCATGAAAGCCAAAGCGGCTAAAATCGACGGCTTGTTCCCTTGCATGGCACTGGTAGACATCAATACGGAACAGGTCAAAAAATACGCCGACGTCAATATGTGGAAAAACGGCAACAACTACACGGGGAACAACCAGATTGTCTGCTGGCCGTGTGCTAAAAATGGCGATATGGTTTTCCACTTATCGACTCATATCATGGGCATCATCGGCGTTACCGACGGCAATAACGATGACGTCCCGTATCAGTCGCCGTCCAACCAGACATTACAGGCGACAGGGCTGTGCCTGAAAGATGGCAGTGAAGTAAATCTCAATCTGACACAGGCCAATCTGCTTAATGAACAGGGCATCGTTACGGGCTTGAATTTCTCCGGCGGCTGGAAGTCCTGGGGGAACTTTACCGGTGCTTATCCAGGCACGACAGATGTCAAAGATATGTTCATCTGTGTCCGGCGCATGTTCAACTGGCAGTATGTCACCTTCATTTTAACGAACTGGCAGAAGACAGACCAGCCAATCACTCCGAGACTGGTAAAAACGCTAGTAGACAGCGAACAGGTGCGGTTGAATGGGCTTACGTCACGAGGATATCTCTTAGGGGCCAGTGTCCAGTTCCTGGCTGATGAAAACCCGACGACCGATTTACTGGCCGGCATCTTCCGAATCCACACGAAGCTGACGCCGCCAGTCCCGGCACAGGACATTGAAGATACCTTTGAGTATGACGTATCGAATTTTGAAGTATTATTCTCGTAAGGAGGGAAAACCATGGCAGTAAATAAAATCCCGGAAGTCATCAATGATATGCGGGCTTATATCGACGGCGCCGACGATTTAATCGGCGTCAACGAAGTCGAATTGCCGGATTTGAAATCGCTGACAGAAGATATTGAAGGCATCGGCGTCGCTGGTAAAATCGAAGCGCCCATCGCCGGCCATTTTGATTCCTTGGAATTAAAGATGACCTGGCAGGTGCCGACGAAAACGAGTTCCCGCCTGGTCGGCGGCAGCACATTGGCTCTGGAACTCTACTCGGACATCCAGAACTGGGACAGCGGTGCCAATGATTATGAACACGAGCAGTATCGAGTCGCCGTCCGCGGCCGCGTCAAGAGCCACAACCCTGGCAAATTCAAAGCCGGGTCGAAGACGGACAGTGAAACCGTCATCGAATGTACGTACTTCAAAATTGAAATGGGCGGCGCTACGCTCTGTGAAATCGACAAATACGGCTACAAAGCTATCGTGAACGGTGTTGACCTGTTACAGCAGGTTCGCGCCAATATTGGTATGAACTAGGAGGATCCCCATGAAAGAAAAAGAAAACGAACTCGTCAACGCTGAAATCGTAGATCAGGAAAATATCCTGCATCTGACAACTCCGTTGCCGAACGGGCAAACGGAAATTTATTTTGACTTTGCAAAACTGAACGGCTATGCTCTGCTGGCTTGCATGAGCCAGGCTAAAAAGAAAGACAAACTTATGACAGTACCGGCATTATCCATGGAATACCAGGCCATCGTGGCCGCGGCGGCAGCTAAAATGAAGTATGACGACATCCTCAACTTGAGTGGTCCTGACTTCATGGCAGCCTGCTTGAAGGCGCAGAATTTTTTACTGCCCAAGGAGCCGTAGAAAACATAAGATTGTCGGCTATGAGGCTTGCCAAGTACACAAAAACGCCGATTGGATGGTTCCTGGAACAACCAATCGGCGATTTTCATGCCTGGATTCAAGTCATGAATGAAGAAGTAGACCGGGAAAAAGAAGAAATAGAGAAAGCCAAGAAGGGAGGGCAATAAGATGAGTCGTGTCATGGAATTAGCCATTGCCATCAAGGGCCGTCTGGATGGGTCTGTAGCTTCGTCGATGCAGCGGCTATCGCCGAGTCCAAAGAGTTGAAGACGCAGATCAAGGCGGCCAATGACGCCATGCGGAGTGCGCAGCGGGCGGCATCGGCAGAACAGCGGGCCACAGGTCAGGTCAGTGTAGCATCGTATCGGCAGATTGCCGCTCTCCAGGCCCGTATCAACGATTTGACACAGCGACGGTCCGACATCTTAGATGCCCAGGCCCAAAAGCAAAAAGCACAGGCGGCCTTTGACAGTGCGAAAAGTAATTTGGCTGGAGACTGCTATGAAAACAGCTGTCCTGGCAGCACCGTTAGTGGGGGCAACGAAAGCGGCCATGGAATTTGAAAGTGAAATGGCTGAAATCAGAAAAGTTGTCGATTTTGATACACCAGAGCAGTTTAAACAGATGGGACAGGATATCTTAGACTTGTCTACAAAAATGCCGATGGCTGCTTCGGGAATTGCCAAAATCGTGGCCGCTGGCGGGCAGGCTGGTATCGCCAAAGAGGATTTGCTGGAATTTGCTCAAGATGCCGTAAAGATGGGCGTAGCCTTTGACCTTACGGCTGACCAAGCCGGGGACATGATGGCTAAATGGCGAAGCGCATTTGATTTAAACCAAGACGGGGTCGTCGAATTAGCAGATAAGATCAATTACTTAGGAAATACAACGGCCGCATCGGCACCATTGATTTCTGACGTCGTGACCCGAATCGGTCCACTCGGGGAAATCGGCGGGGTGGCATCTGGTGAAATTGCCGCACTTGGGGCTACTATGATACAAACAGGAACAAAATCTGATGTAGCTGCAACTGGTATTAAAAATTTGATTTTAGGTATGTCAATCGGGGAAAAAGCTACAAAAAGCCAGGCCGCCGCTTTCCAAGAGTTGGGATTTGATGCGGCAGATATGGCCAAGCGGATGCAAACCGACGCTAAAGGCGCCATCTTGGATGTTTTTCATGCCATACAAGACTTACCAAAAGATCAGCAAGCCGGTGTTTTGAAAGATTTATTTGGGGAAGAGTCTATTGGTGCTATTTCGCCGTTATTATCAAAACTATATCTATTGGAAGATAATTTCAATAAGGTTAGTGATGCTACGAAATATGGAGGATCAGTGGATGCTGAATATGCAGCCCGATGTGAAACAACGGCCAATCAAATGTATCTGTTCAAAAATAGTATGACAGCCGTAGCCATTGAAATAGGCTCTGCATTATTGCCAGCCATTAACAGCATCTTACGGAGTATCGTTCCTGTTGTCGTTGCTTTTGCCAATTGGGCCAAAGAACATCAAGTATTGATACAAACTATGGTTGCCCTGGCCGCCAGCTTTGCCGGCGTCTTATTGGCTGCCAGGTCTATTTTAGCCATCAGAGCCGGTTTTAGGATGCTTAAAGAAACGGCTGATATGTTCTTTACAGTAAACAAGAATGGGGAAACCGTATTGCGCGGGTCCGCGACGGCATCCAAACTTTTCCATGCCGGATTGAGTGGATTAGGGGCAGCCTTTCGTCTTGCGGCAACAGGAGCCAGAGCGTTAGCAATGGCACTCATGGCTAATCCCATTATCGCCATTGTGGCCGCCATCATCGCTGTGGTGGCTGCCATTATTTATTTCTGGAATACAAACGAACAGTTCCGGGCCGCCGTCATTGCGATTTGGAACAATATCGTATCTTTCGGCATGAGTCTGTTTTCAGCCCTGGCCGCTTTCTTCACCGGCGTATGGAATGGCCTGGTCGCGATTGCCACAGCCGTCTGGAGTGGCATCATGACCGTAGCGACGATGGCCGTATCGGTCATCATGGACATCATATCCGCCTTTGGTGCCTTCTTTACCGGGGTCTGGAATGGTTGTCTGGCTATCGCATCGGCCGTGTGGGATGCTATTTCCAGTTTTGTATCGGCCGCAGCCAGTATCATAGAAGGTATTATTTCTGCACTGGTAGATTACATTTCCTCTGCCTGGGACAGTGCGGTAGCGGCAGTACAAAGTTTTGCCAGCAGTGTCATGGATGCCATTGGCCAGGCCGTAGACTGGGCTATGGATAAGTGGAATAGCCTGGTCAATGCCTTATCCCATCCGATTGATACGGCTATCAATATTGCACAAAACATAACCCGTACAATCAGTGAAGCAACCAGCAGTGGTGAATGA